AATGGTTCAGCAAATAGTTTCAATTCTAAAACAATTAGCACTGAAAATTTAAATGTATCAAACAATTCATTTTTTAATAATGCATCGGCAAATAATTTTAATACTAAAACAATGGATCTTGATTTTTTAAATGTAAATAAAAATTTGAATGTATTAAACGATTCATATTTTAATAATGCATCGGCAAATACTTTTAATACTAAAACAATGGATCTTGATTTTCTAAATGTAAATAAAAATTTGAATGTCAGGGGAGAAACATTAATGGGTTCATTAAGTGGAAGTCAAGTTAGAGGAGAAAGAATGTATGCAGATAGAGAATTCTGTATAGGAAAAACTTGTATTGATGAATCAGAATTAAAATCATTAAAATTTAGCATTGTCAAAACAGAAAGTAATGATGTTGGCATTAAAGTTGAAGCTAAACAGGAAACTAAACAAGAATAAATTGAAACAAATATATATAGATATAAATATAAATATTATAAATAGTAATTATTTATAATATATTATAATGGACGACATATTGTTAGAGAGACATATAATAGAAAAATTATTGATTAAAGAGAATAAATCATTTAATGAATTATTAAATAATTCCGATTCATTAAAAGAACATATGGTAGATATTAATGATGTAAATGATATTATATATAGCGATGAATTTGATAATGGAACTTATGGATTTTTAAACTATCCATTAAATTTCAACTATGATACAATGAAAAATAATAAATATAAAATTAATAATAAAAAAATAAAAAACGATCAGTATGATGAACTATTAGGACAAAATTATGGTTTATTAGATCTTTTTCTTAAACAAGATAATGTTATAAGATCTCTAAATGTTTATCATTTTATTAAAGATAATAATATTAATTTAATTAATAAAACAAATTATAATAAAATAGACATTGATGAATTAGATGATAATTTTATTATTACAAAAATTTATAAGATTGAAACTAATAAAATAAAATTGTTATATGAAATGACAAAAAAAGATTTTATAGTGGAAGACAAAATATCAAAACAAATAAAAGACTATACAGTAAAAATGAATAGTTTATGTTTGGATAATAAAAAATTATTAGATTATTTATTAAATTTTGATAATATAGATAGATTGAGAGAGATAATATCATTGAATGAGAATTTATATAATGTGGAAGATATAATGACATATAAGTTTTCAAAAATAATAAATAGTATAAAAATTTCGAATAGGTATGAGAAAGATATATATAACAACATAATCAATAAATATTATGGTTCTGAATATCAGTCTTTGTATGACAAATTGATCGCTAAATATAATATTAAAAAAAATATTGTAAAAAACGCGTTAAAAATTGTATTGGAAACATTGATGCGCATATATGTAGATGAAAAAACAAATCACAATACATATTGTTTAAACAAAATATTATTATCATCGATACCTCAAACGAATAATGTAAATTTAGATACATCATCAAAAATATTAATAAATAGATATTGTAAAAAAATATTATTAAATGATAAATACCTTGAAATAGTGGATTTAATGTATCAATTTTTAAAGAAAGACCATGATATGATATATATAATATCGTATTTAGATGGTTTATAAAAAAAATTGATTAAAATATACATTAATAATATGACTATATGATATATATACATAAATATATATACATCATACAATGTTTTCAACATTTGCGAGTTTTTCGGAATATATTACATTTTTAAGGAGCATGGAAATTGACAATCCAATAGAACAACTTAGAATATATGACAAATATTTAATATATGATTATAACGAAACGAGGACAACATCATCATCAACAAATAAAGGTTTAGAAGAACATCAAATGAGTATGGAATTGGATTATACAATAGATGTGATATTTGAATATTTAACAAATGGGATGTGTGAAATGGAAATATTTAAGAACCACAATTTAAATATATCATATAATAATTCACCATATAAATATATGATGGATCATAAACTCAATCCTAGATCATTGATATTTGGAAGAAATTTAATAAAAGTATTTTTATTAAATAATAATGATGATGATAAGACGGATTATGAAGATGAATCTTCATATAAAAAATATTTAACAATATATTTATCAATATCAGATTATGTGAAATATGGGATGAAATATTTAGAAACAAAAAAAGATGAGATTAATAGACATGTGATTGGTGCATCATTATATGATTTACATGTAAAAGATTATATAACATTTAAAATGGATATAACAACTGATGATAATTATTATGGCTATAAAAAATTTATTGTTACACATATAAAAACAGAATTAAAAAAAAATATTGATAATGGATATATACAATATAATATAAGTGCAAATAACATGTTGATAAACAACATAATAAGTACAATTATGCATGCATTACCATATAAAAATCATAAAACAAATAATAATAAAATAACATTTGAAAAATTACTAACAATCATATATATAGACGGAGATATTGATAGTGATATTGAAACTATAAAAAAATTTAAGAGAGAAAAATTGAGTAATAAGATGAGAGATGATAATGATAAAATATTATTAGATTGGAATGATGTGTGTAATATAATATTATCATATCCATATAAATCTCAGAACAAAAATAAAATTCAGTTTTATTTTTCAAATATAACGAATATATATAATGATTTAATATTTATGTGTTTAGGATATAGAGATGCGTTTGAAGAACATAAAAAGGAAATGTCTTGTTATGTTGCTCCAATGTCAAATAAATCAATAAGCGAATTACCATCATATATATATAGTGATTTGTATATGAATTTATCAGATGATATAGAGTATGAAATAAACAATAATTCAAATAATAGTATGATAAATAAATTAATAAAATGGTATGAATTAACAACAAATAAAGATAATAAAACAGATTATGTAATAAATGTTAGAAACATTGTATCATTAATTAAATGTAATGAAGATGATAAAAAAACTTTTTATAAAAATCATATTATAAAATATATAAAAAAGTACAATGCGAAATTTATAGATGGATATTTGAAAACGACATGGTATAATTTAAGTATGTTTATAATGATGTCAGAAGATATTGATATAGTTCAAAAACATTTATTTTTATTTTTCAATAAATGTAAAGATGAATATGCATTGAGTGCATTAAATTTTTTAAAAATGTATTGCTCTTATCCTAAATTTGAATATAAAGATGTAAAAGAAGATTATCTATATGATTTAAGATCATAAACATTATTAATTTTTATTTTGTTTATTTAATTTGAATTTATTTTTTAAAGAAATTTCAATAGTATTATTTATATTAACTAGATAAACACTATAATGATCTATAATTGTTTTGAGTTCTTCAACAATAACAATACGATCTTCATATGAATTAACATCATATAGTTGATTTTTTTTATAATCAGGATTATAGCCATTAAATATATCAGTCATTAAATAATAAATATAAATAGATGTAATTAATAAAACATTTCAGTTAAATAAAAAATCAATTTTTTTATAAAAATAAGTTAAACCAATATTATTTATATATAAAATATTGATACTGATGAATAGTAAAAATAGAAAAATATGTTTAAATATGATTGTAAAAAATGAAGCACATATTATTTTAGAGACTTTAAATAATATCAAGAGACATATTGATTATTGGGTTATTTCTGATACAGGTAGTACTGATGGCACTCAAGATATTATTAAAAATTTTTTTAAGAAAGAGGGTATTGAAGGTGAATTAGTATCACATGAATGGAAAGATTTTGGTTATAATAGGTCTAAAGCAATGGAAGCTGCATATAATAAATCCGATTATATTTGGGTAATAGATGCCGACGATATTGTTGTTGGTGATTTTAGATTTCCGGCAAATATGGATTTAGATATATATAATTTAAAATATGGGTCTGACTTTACATATGACAGAGGACAAATATTTAAAAACAGAGGTTTAAGATGGGAATATCGTGGTATATTACATGAATTCCCAGCATGTAAAAATAAAAAGGATGTTAAGCATGGAAAATTAGAAGGAAATTATTATATTGACTCAAGAAGATTGGGAGCAAGAAGTAAAGTATCTGATAAATATCATCGTGATGCAAAATTATTATCAGAACAAATAGAGAAGTATCCGAATGACGAATTAACAGCAAGATATTGTTTTTATGCAGGTCAGAGTTATTTTGATTGTCAAGATTTTGTAAATAGCATAAAATATTATCAAAAAAGGATTAATTTTGGTGGATGGTTTGAAGAAGTATATTTTTCATATAATAAAATCGCCCAATGTCATGTAAGACTAAAATCAGAAGACAATATAATTATAGAAGCATATTTAAAAGCACATAATTATTTACCAAGTCGTGTAGAGCCATTATTTGAATTAGGAGAATTTTATGTAAAAAAAGATAATTTTGAGAGAGCGTTATTTTATTTAGAAAAAGCATCAAAAAAACCATTTCCAACAGGTCAAATTTTATTTTTACATCGTGACATATATGAATGGAGAGCAAAATATTTGTATGCAATGACTTTAGGTTCTAGTAAACAATACAGATTGGCATATGATTATGCAGATAAGTATCATGCAACATATGGAAGAGAATGGCAACGATTTGAACAATTAAAGATGTCAATTGTTCCAGCAATTGAAAACGAATATATACATTATGATATTAAAAAGGTAGAATTAATAACAAGATATTTATCAACTAATAAAAAAAATAATGTAACATTTACAGTTACCACTTGTAAAAGATTTGATTTATTTGAAAAAACAATGAATTCTTTTATTAATTGTTGTCTTGACTTATTGAATATTGATAGATGGTTAGTAGTTGATGACAATTCAAGTGAAGAAGACAGAACAAAAATGAAAAATTTATATCCATTTTGTGAATTTGTGTTTAAAAGTCCTGAAAATAAGGGTCATGCTGTTAGTATGAATATAATTCGAACAATGGTTAAAACACCGTATATATTACATATGGAAGATGATTGGAAATTTTTTGTTAGAAAAAATTATATCAAACCAGCTATTGAAATTTTGATTCGCAATGAGATTAATCCAATTGACAACATTCCAGCAGATCAAGATATTAAAAATAAAAAAATAGGTCAGGTTTTATTTAATAAAAATTATAGCGTTGTACCTAATATGGAAGTTTTAGGTGGCTATTTAGCTAAGACAAATAATAATATCATATATCGTATCCACGAACATTATCCTGCCGGATCTAAAGAATATAATGAAGCTATGAAAAAATATAGAGGTCTGACTGCTATCTATTGGCCTCATTATTCTTTACAACCATCCGTTATGAGCACTAAAATTTATAATGAATTAGGACCATATCCTGAACAAGGATTTTTTGAAAGATTATATGCTGATAAATATAAAAAAGCAAATTATATCTCAGTGTTCTATGATACATTATCATGTATTCATATTGGTAAACAAACATGGGACAAAAGTACAGATACAAAAAATGCATATGATTTGAATAATGTATCTCAATTCAATCTTAATAAAACAAATTTAAAAAAAAATGATTTTGTATTTGATGGATATACATTTTATGCAAACAAAGATAGTTCAGGACATGATATTTGTTATGTTCCAAATAAAACTATTGAAGAACTAAAAATTTTAGCTGATACAAATGACAATTGTGTTGGTTTCAATACTTTCGGTTATCTAAAATTTAAAATATGTGATAAATCTAATTTTATTAATCTTATGAACAAATATCACAATAATGATGGTATTTATATTAAAAATGAAGAGGACAAAATTGTTGTTTTAGATGATAATGAAAACAACACTGTAAGTGAAAATAATATCACTAGTTCAAGAATAATTAATCAAATTACTGTTCATGAAGATGAAGATACCTCTAGTTTAAACTCCGAAGAAGTTTTCACCCAAACTAAACAGTTGGATTTCCAAGGAGATCTTTTAGATAATGACACAACTGTTAATTCTATTTTAAAACAACAAAATATAGATGATGATTTCGTTTTTTTTAAAAGTTTAGATATTATTGGTCATGATATACATTTAAAACTTAATTCAATTGAAAATATGAAAGATGAAGCATTAAAAGATGAGAGTTGTATTGGTTTTAATACATATGGCTATTTTAAGAATGGAATAGATCGATTGGTAAAACCAAATATATTTTCATCAAATGATGGTATATATATTAAAAAAAAATATGTTGATGATGTAAATAATGTTTCATATGGATTTGAATCTCAAATGAAGTCAAATTTAGATGTATTAAAAAAATTAAAAGATATAAATAATAATATTGATATTTTGACAGATAAGACAAAAATAGGTATGCAAAAAGTAGTAATTGTGACAACATTTTTAATTAAGAGTATAGCAGAAAATATGAAAAATCTATTATTAGAAATGAATTATAGTGTAATTATTAGTTTTGATTTGACAGAAAAAGATAAAGACAGTAATGATCTATTTATTATTATTGCAAATCAATTAAATACTAAATTTTTACCTAAAAAATATATATTATATCAAGTAGAACAATCAACATCTAAATGGTTTGATGATAATTATAAGAATATAATAAAAAATAGTA